GTTGACCACGGCCAAGGTCCCTATGGATTCTTCTTATATTGCGAGGCTGGTAAAAGACTATCATCCTGATAGGAGCCGTGATGTTAGAACCCGCGTTGCCAAGCAAAAGGAACTTATTGACGAGATATGTTTACACCCGACTGACACGGAGGATGATGCAGTATGAGCCGTATTTATTCTCCTACCAACAAAATCAAGTTTACTGCTATCTCCGAGAACTATAAGGTAGCAAGGAGTTTCAAGGGTGTATTGAACGATATGCACTCGTCCGTCATTATCTATGTTATCAAGCATTTTGACGGCACGATGGCCTACAAGCAGAAGGTTGTAAGGGTTCTGAATATCCTGACCTATGCGGTATATGCCTCCGAGCCGTTGCCGATGAACTGGCATAAGACCGAGCCGTTTGTAAACATCCCGGACATTGATGACGATATTATCGAAGAGGTGCTTGGTGATATTTACCTTACTGTTGATGCTATCGACTGGGACATCAAGGTTGTTGAATCCCCTGATACACCTGTCAGTGTAAATACAACATCGACTCTCCCGGTAATAAATTCGTTCATCAGTGCGGCCACATCCGCGGCTATGCAGGTATATAAGGATGTGACCATCAAGGAAACTCCGTCAACGGACCTTTATATTCAGGCCCCGGAGATTCCGCAGTTTGATATTACAAAGCCTTGGGTGCAGAAGCAGTGTGGAGCTGACCTGCTGACCATTTATACTACGCTTCCGGAAATCCCGTTAAGACAGCGTGATATATCAATAACTACGAATGTAAATCTCATGTCGGATTCTGACCTTATGAAGCTGTATCCTAATCACTTTGTAAGGACAAGGGCACCGATTATGTATGAGCCGCAGACTAATATGGATTTCGATAAGGATTTCGGTGTTATCCTGCCTATCGATGATTATTCTCGGGAGCAAATCGTTGATAATATTATCAAGTATCCGCATATCTATAAGCTGGCCCGTGAGCAGGATAATCAGCTCGTAAGCTTTTATGCCTATATGGAAATCAATGGTACGCTTCAGGATACGCTGTCTGTTTGGGACTCTCTTGAAATCTCCAAGTGGATTCCCAAGAACGCAGAGTTCATCAAGGAGTACATCGTTAGAAAATACTTGATGGATATTGAATATAAGGACGCAAAGTTTAAGTATCCGCTATTCGGTACACTCGACCCGTATCTTACTTTGTTCATGCCGGCGGAAGAGTACGCCAAGCGCGGATTCGATGTAATCGATTTAGCAAAGAAGTGCGTTATGAGTCGTGTGTCGTATAAGCAATCAAGAAGCCCTATTCTTCGGAGGATGAGAGAAAATGCATAACTGTATGTTTACCGGTCATTGTATTAAATCGGCCTGTGACCAGTCTTGTCCTGCGTTCAACGAGTCATCCTTCCTTTTGGAACAGAACGGCATCGGTCTTAACAGTAGCGTATTCCATGCAGACCCGGCCTTGCTTGCCAAGTATAACAGGTATGTCGAAGGTTCTGAAGGTAAGCTTCAGACAGTCATAGCCAAGAATACTAATTCTGCCGCAGAGCTGATAGCCTACTGTGGGGTATGCAAATACTGGAAAGGCAGTAGATTAAGCACCGCAGTATATACTTTGAAGTTATCACAACATTTGGAAACTTTGCAGAATAGTTGGTCAAGGACTTCTAATTTAGATAGATTTGACTTTCAGAAGATTTGGATTGATAACGCGAAGCTCCTGATTATCTCGAATATCGATTATGTGAACTTCAAAGACTTTCAGTGTCAGACACTTTTATCACTATTACAATCGAGGGATAAGCCAAAGTTCGGAACGATAATCGTATCCCCTCCGACTCATGCCCTTGTAGGGAGTGGATTGTTCTTCAACAGGTTACAGGAAACATTAAATAGGACCATAGTTAAGTGAATTCTACGATTGAAATACAGGTTATATCAAAGATACTGACTTCTACAGATGATAAGCTGGTCAGTGAGCTGTGCAATTATGACAGCTCCTACTATACTGTCTATAACAAGCAGATTGAATTTATCCTGAATCATCTCAATCGTTATGGTAATGTCCCGGACATTTTCACCTTTAACGCGGAATTCCCTGAAGTCCAGTTGGTAGATGTCAGCCGTGAAGGTGAAGAATTCCTGACCACGGAAATCAAGCGTAATAAACAGCGTATCCTCTTGGTCAATACCTTCAATACACTGAAGGATTTAGGTTCGGCAGATGTCGCTGATGCTTGGGATTACTTGGCTAAACAGTGTGAAGCATCCTTCCAGCTAGCTAATGTCGCTCCCATGAACATCGTTGCCCAAGCTCCGGAAAGAGCCGAGCAGGTCAAACAGTGGGCTAATCAGATTAGAATTCCCACGGGTTTTGCCGAGCTTGATAAGCTGATGTATGGCGGCTGGTCTACTATCGAGGAATTCGCAGTTTTTATCGCATCGACTAACTCCGGTAAGTCTTGGTGTTGTGCAAAGATGATGGAAGCGGCTCATAGGGCCAAGTTCCCCGTAGCTCTGTATTCCCCGGAAATGCGTTCCGAGTATTTTGCTACGAGATTTGATACATGGCGCGGACACTTCAAGAACAGCGAACTGTTCCAAGGCAAGTACGCCAATGACTATAACGAGTATATCGAAACTTTGGCAAATGACCCCGTACCGGCGTACATTATCGAGAATAAGCACATGCCGGATGGCGTATCTCCGATGCATCTCGGAAACTTTATCAAACAGCATGGCATCAAGCTCCTGATTATCGATGGTATTTCATATATGGATGATGACCGCCGTTCTTCCAGTGAGTTTGAGCGTTTGGGTCATATCTCTGTTGACCTGTTTGAAATCAGTAAGAAGTATGGCTGTGCGGTAGTTATAGCCGCACAAGCAAATAGAGAAACGAAGGATGCCAAGGATGAGAAGGGCGTTCCGTTCCCGACCATCTTTAACATTGCCGGTTCATTTGCAATCAATCAGGTTGCTACGCAGGTATTTGCCATCAGACAGATTTTTGATAAGCATGTATTTGAAATCAGACTCGAAAAGACCCGTATGGCTAAAAACAATAAGGATGTTCTTTCGTACTCCGCGGACTTTAACACTGGTAACATGCAATATATGGCCGGTGGTGCGGACGAAGACCCGATGCTCGATGCACCTAACACGGCAGACATCCTCCCGACATCTACCGGCCCGGCTCCTGATATTATCAAGGACCTTGACCTCGACCTTGACGATAGCGGCAACGGCGTAGAGTTCTAATTTCGCAATCAATCGTTAATATAGATAGATTATGAGGACAACTATCTACAAGGAGCAGGATTTTATGGAAGATACTCTATACAATGTAAAGGACAGATTAAAGGAAGCTTTGGAGATGCGGAGCATGACTCCTATCGAACTGTCAAGGCGTACCGGTGTGAACAGGAGTGCCATCAGCCGCTACATGAAGGGTACTACAAAGCCCAAGTCCGGGGTCATTATCAAGATGGCATCCGTCCTTCAGGTATCCCCGATTTGGCTGTTAGGTTTCGATGTAACGACCGGCACGGATAATCTTGATTTCGTTGTGACTACTAAACTTGAACAAGCACTGAAGCAGGAAATAATCAGGACCGCCGGTTCGGTAAATAAGTTTGCGAGTATCTGCGGACTACCTCAATCTACGATAGCTACTATGCTGGACCGCGGTATTGATAAGACCAGTTTCAGTACAGTCATTAAAGTCTGTAATGCCTTAAATATTAGTATTGATGGACTGGTGCAAGGTAAAATTACTCCGGTTTTAGTGCTGGAGGATGTAGGAATCGATGTAAGCAAGCTGTCCAAGGCTAACTTCAACCGATTGACAGGCTACTATCAGGGACTACTGGATTCGCAAGGTTATAAGAAGAAGGAGAAATAAGTATGAGTTTATACAACATGATGAACGGTTTTAACCCGGCCTGTGTAATAATTCTGCCTATGCTCGGTAGAAAAGCTGAAGAATACCCGAGATTCCGTGACTGTTTTATCGAGGATGGTAACATCGCCATCTATACCCGTGTAGGCGGCGGCAATCGAAATTGTGGCTACGGCGAAGAAGCTCTGTATGAAGACCCCAATTTCATAACAACTTACGATGATGAATTCGATACTACTTATGCCACCTATCTGTTCAAGGTTCCGGACCAGTGGAAGGCCGATTTCGATAAGATAATTGAGGGAAAGCTTACTGAAGTATCTGATGAATACTATCAGCATGTTTTGAAGTTCTATCCGTCCCTCGCTGAAGCTGGCGTTATCGAAACAATTTTCCGCAATTCCAAGAAGGACT